AAGAATAAAAAACGAGTAAATGATATGGGATATATTGTTTATTGTCTCCGTGGAAACCATGAGGAGCGTCCAGAAAATATTCCTGGAATGACTATTATGGTAGACCATGATATTCATGGTGAAGTATACGTAGAACCCGCGTTTATGAATATTCGCTATCTCATGGATGGTAACGTTTATGATTTTGGTGTTTTTACTACTCTTTGTATCGGCGGAGCTTATTCAGTTGATAAATGGTATCGGCTCCAAAATTTCCGTCAATCCAATGGCTGGTGTGGATGGTTTGCGGAAGAGCAACTCTTTCCTGACGAGATGAATTATATTACTAAAAAAGTAAGAAATAATTATTTTGATTTTGTTCTCACTCACACTTGTCCTCGCTGTTGGGAGCCTACTGATCTTTTTCTTGATGGAATTGATCAAACCGCGGTTGATAAATCTATGGAAGATTGGTTTGATAGATTAAAAGACCAAATTAATTTTACTGTCTGGTGTTTCGGGCATTTTCACTGTGACCGCACTGAGGATGAAGGCGTAGAACAGTATTTTTATGATATTGAAGAATTAACAAGTATTTGGGATAGAACTTTAGAACATATCCCTCGAGGTTTGGAATAAAATGTAGAAATGTGTTACTCAATTATATTATCGAAATCGGCTAAGAAATTTTATGACAAAGCTAATGAAAAGACTAGAAGAAATTTAGAAAGAACATTTTTAACACTATCTCCAGAGGCAGATGAAAAAGTTAAAAGTGTTGATAAGAAACGTGACCAATCAAGCACTTATCGTAGGCGATTAGGTCATTATCGAATTGTTTATCAAAAACAAGGAGATATTCTTTTAATAACTCATTTAGATACAAAAACTAATTTTAAATATAAGAAAACTGGTTGCTTTTAACTTTGTTGATTTTATATAAAAAATATAATATAATATTTATAGAAAGTTAAGAAAGGAAGAAAAAGTTATGCCAGGAAGATCTAGAGCAGCTACTCGTCCAGAAGTCAACGCAGATTATAAGTTTAGAATCTTAGATGTATTAAATAACACTGATGGTTCTATGACTTTGGACGAAATCCGCATGGAAGATATGATTTTGCGTCCACTGTCTAATCAAAAGATCAGTCGTTTGATTAGCGAGCTTATTGATTTTGGTCTTGTGCAAAAAGGTAAGTCTAAAAATCTTGGCCGAATGATGTATAAAGCGACCGCAAAAATGCAGGAACAGGGTTATGAAGTTGATGAACCTGATGTTCCAGCGGAATTTGAGCATAAATATCTCACTCATAATTGGGAATTAGAAGAAGAGGAAAGAATTAAGTCAGAAACACTCTAATGTTTTTTTTAGGACAAAAGAGTGTAAGTTAATTAAAATATTTTTTATATAATAATGAAGAAAATAATTATTATATAAAGGAGAATTTTATGCCTGCTCTAAAATTAGAAAATAAAATATTTGGATACTGGAAAGTTTTACAAAAGGATGAAGAAGGGTCTAAGGCTCATAAATAGTCTTATTGGGTTTGCCAATGTCAATTATGTGGAAAAATAAAATCTGTGCGTGGAAGCGCTTTAACAACAGGTAAAAGCACTAAATGTGATGATTGTAATAGACATAAAGTATTGACGGATGAAGTTGGAAAAAAATATAATCATCTTTCTGTGAAATCTTATGTTGGAATAAAAAACAATAGAAAAATATGGTTATGTCAATGTGATTGTGGAAATTTTATAGAGGTTTCAACCACTGATCTAAGAACTGGAGCCGTTCAAAGTTGTGGGAAATGTCCTGGGAAAGAAAGTTTTGGAGAAAGCCATATAAAAAACTTTCTTATAAATGGAAAAATAGATTTTATTCAAGAGTATTCATTTAAAGATTTTAAATATGAAAATGGCTATTTCCCTCGATTTGATTTCTACATCCCATCTCATAACTATATTATTGAGTATGATGGAAAACAACATTTTGAATATTCAAACAATCCTTCTTCTTGGAATAATGAATATAATTTTTATCAAACTCAAAAAAATGATAAAATAAAAAATAATTATTGTTTTTCTCATAATATTCCTATTATTCGAATTCCTTACAATAAATTAAATGAAATTACCATTTTTGATTTAATACCAGAAACAAGTAAATTTTTATTATAGAAAGAAAGTGTTTAATATGAGTTATAATGCCTATGTTTGTAGAATTAAAAATTTAAGAAAACATAATAATGCTGATAAGTTGATGCTCGGTGAATGTTTCGGAAATACTGTATGTGTCGATACTTCTTATGAAGTTGATGAACTCGGTATTTATTTTCCTACTGATGGCCAGCTAAATCCTGAGTTTGCGGAAAACAATGACCTTCTCCGCAAAAAAGACGAAAATGGTAAGAATATTGGTGGTTATATGGACCCCATGAAGCGTAATGTGACCACTATTCGTCTGCGTGGTGAAAAGAGTGATGGTCTTTTTCTCCATCTTAATTGTGTTTCCTATACCGGAATTCTTCTTAATGAGTTGACCGAAGGATTTGCATTCACTACTTTAAATGGTCATGAAATTTGCAAGAAATATATTCCTATGCGTCAGAACCGTCAGGGTCATGTGAGCGAAGGAAATCGTGTGCGTAAGAAGAAAGTTCCTATCGCTCCCTTGTTTGTTGAGCACGCGGACACAGAACAGTTGGCGTATAATCTTGATGCTTTTAAGCCGAATGACCTTATTGAAATCACCTTGAAGATGCACGGCACTTCTCAGCGAACCGGCTATCTTCCTATGTTCAAAGGTTATAAGAAAACTCTTTGGGATAGAATTATGCATCGTGACGGTTCTCCTATTTATGAGTATGGCTATGTATCTGGCACTCGCCGCACTGTTTTGAATGACTGGGAGGGTGGCTTCTATGGCTCTAATATGTTCCGTAAAAAGCATGCAGATTTCTTCGAGGGTAAGCTCCATAAGGGCGAGGAAGTTTATTATGAAGTTGTTGGTTTTACTGATGATGGTGTGTCTATCATGGCGTCCGCTTCTAATAAGAAGTTGAATGATAAAGATTTCCTCAAGCAGTATGGCGAAATTACTACTTTTTCTTATGGTTGTTCTCCTACCGGTTATATGACCTACGGTGATGGTAGCCATGACGAGCTTCCGAGATCTGACTTTTATGTCTATCGCATGACTATGACTAATGAAGATGGAGATATTGTTGAATATACTCCTGATTTCATGCGTTATCGTTGTGAACAGATGGGTTGTAAGTGTGTTCCTGTCTTGTGGAAAGGCTTTATTCCTGAGCACCCTGGCGCCACTTATGATGATACCATTTCCGCGGGTGAATGGATTAAAAATATTGCTGAGCAGTATTATGATGGTCCCGATCCGATCGGTAAGACTCATGTCCGTGAAGGCGTTGTAATTCGTGTCCTTAACCGTCCGAAATTCTGTGCTTATAAGCATAAGAATTTCAGCTTCAAAGTGTTAGAAGGTCTAGTGAAAGCAGAAGAGACTGCTCCGGATATGGAAGAGGCTGAGGAAGTTAATGACGAAAATTGATGAATTAATTAAAAACTTAGAGTTAGATGCAGAGTGGGCTTCCGCCAATGAGTGGGAGTCCCCAATCTGCTTATCAGATGATATAAATGATGCTCTAACTATTTTAAGAATTATTACAATTCTTAATGAAACAAAAGTATTAAATAAAATTGAATATGTATTGGAGGATTATCTATGAGTGATAATGAAGCTCTAAAACGAGCCAAAACTGATACAGATGAAATCAGAGAGCGAATTCCTATCGCTCTCTGGGATAAAGTAAGCGAAGATTTGGAACGAGATCAATGCTATTCTTATTGGCAATATTGTCTCGAATGTGTCCGACAGATGGCAGATGCTTGGGAAGAAGTTAACGGCGAAAATCTTGTTTGGATTCCTGGACATTATGAAAAAAAAGAAAAGTCCAAAAGCAATGATATAACTGAAGTGGTAAAGAAATGCGATTGCTATCATTTGCGGGACGATAATACCGCGGAATGTTGGGGCACCAAGGAACGCGAGATTTGCTCTTGCGGCGGCGACACGACTTTTTGCAATTTTTATCATAATGGAGATAGAATTAGTGGTTAAATACGTTTATTATAAAAATAAAAGTTTATTAGATTTATCTCCTAATATTGTAATTTGTCATCAAGTAAATTGCCGAGGTGCTATGGGCGCGGGTATTGCTAAGCAAATTCGTGATCGCTGGCCCGAAGTTTATAAAGATTATATAAAAACTATTGAAGACGCAGAAATGCAAATGGCGAGGTTAGAGAATCCGCCTGATGACATTTTACTTGGGGCAGTCGCTTGTACTACTACAGTAGATGGTCATAGAATAGCAAGTTTATTTGCTCAATATGATTATGGCCATGGACCGCGCAGATATACTAATTATGAAGCATTTGCTAATTGTTTAGAAAACCTAAATAAATTAGTCCCTGACTATATTCCAATTGCTTTTCCTTATAAGATTGGATGTGGTCTTGGTGGAGGAGATTGGGATATTATTCAATTAATGATTAGAAAAATTCTCCATCACAAAGAAGTTTATATTTGTAAGTTGGAGGATTAAGATGAGTGTTGTCGCAGCGAAAGTTTATGATGATAGAATCGTAATGAGTGCTGATAGTATTCTTACTAATGGTTATGAAAAAGAACCTAACATTAATTTTGCTAAAATTGCTAAAATTAATGATATGATTCTTGGTGGCGTTGGCTATGGTGATGAACAAAGTTTAATGTGGCTTTATATGGAAAATCATCAGCCTGTGGATGCCAATGAACGAGAAATTCTTAATTATATCATTGAATTTTCAAAATGGAAGAATACTCTTGTCGGTGATGGTTCTCTAAGAAATGAGTTTCTTATTGCTTTTAAAGGACATCTTTTCCATACTTGTAAATTCATGGTAAGAGAAATTAAAGATTATTTCTCTATCGGAGCGGGTGCTCCTTATGCAACAACCGCGTTATATTTGCGACACGATCCAGAAGAAGCAGTTAAAGTAGCATGTGATATTTGTTGTTTTGTAAGTGAGCCTATTAAGACTTTTATTCAGGAAAAGGGAGATAAGGAGTAATTCTTATCTCCCTTTTGATTTTTATAAAAATTTATTATATTATATTTATATAAAGAAGAAAGGTGGCATAAATGAATTATATTATTTCTAAAGAAAGACTTCTCGAACTCCTAAAAGCAGAAGATATCCTCAATGTCCTTGAACAAGATGGAGTAGATAATTGGTCTTGGTATATGGAGAGTCGAAATGAATATCTTAAAGATGGCGCTGAAATTTATGGTGTTCATCTTAATGGAGATGAAGATTTTGATTTTGATGACTTGGCAAAGTTAGCTCTTCAAGACTATCAGGAGGCTTAATAAATGATTGACAAATTTGAAGGAGATTATGCTTTTTTAAGTAATTTTTTCTATTCTCCAATTACAATAGATGGAAAAAGATATCTTACAGTAGAAAATTATTTCCAGTCAATGAAGGCTGCGAACCCAGGAGACGCGGAAGAAATTAGGCTTGCTTCAACTCCTGGCCAGTCCAAAAGACTAGGTAGACGTTGCGTGATTCGTAAAGATTGGGAAGATATTAAAGAAGATATTATGTATAAAGCTGTAAAAACTAAGTTTACACAAAATCCCAACCTGCGGACCGCACTCGAAAAGACCGGCGATGTTTGGCTCGAAGAAGGAAATACTTGGTGCGATAATACTTGGGGAGTCTGTCATTGTATTAAGTGTCAAGACAAAATGGCATATAATAAATTAGGAAAGATTCTAATGAAGGTAAGAAAAGAATTAAAAGAGGGAAATTAAATGTATTATTTATTTTTAGCTTTATTTTGGATTTGTTTTGCCATTTGGTGTTTTTGCTTTGCGCAATGGATTCAGTATACTTTTATTAAAAAGTATAAAGACATTGATAAAATGTTATATTGGAATATTTGGATTTTAGCAAGTTGCTTGGGAATAAATATTTGTAATTTATTTATAAAGCTTATAAGAGTGGGATAATTCTCACTCTTGATTTTTTTATAAAAATATATTATAATATATATAGAAATTAAGAAAGAGTTGATATTTTATGAATAAAACATATGCAATTAGTGATATTCATGGTATGAGACCCCTTTGGGATCAGATTATGAAATATCTTGATCCAAGTGATATTCTCTATTGCTTAGGAGATTGCGCTGACCGCGGAAATGATGGTTGGGAAATTATTAAAGATGCTCTTGCCGATAAAAGAGTTATTTATCTTAAAGGTAATCATGAAGATATGTTATGTGAAGCTATGAAAGATTATCTTAGAGATGAAAATTTCAGTTATGCATATGCTCTTTTATGTCAGAATGGCGGAGCGCAAACTTTTGAAGATTGGCAGATTGGTGAACACGCTAACCCTGGCTGGTATCAAGAACTGGCGAAGCTTCCTGCTAAAACAACTTATATTAATAAAAATAATCAAACTGTTCTTCTTTCTCATGCAGGATATACTTTTGGTGATGAGCCCAATTTTCATGATTTAATTTGGAGTCGAGATCATTTTTATGATCCGTGGCCTGAAGACGAGATCGCAGACCGCACTTTTTGTATTCATGGTCATACGCCTTTTCTGCTAATGCCTAAATTCGATCCTTATATTGCAGTAGGTAAATCTTGTAAAACAATGGATTTAGAAAATATGAATCATTTTTGGTATTGTGATGGACATAAATGTGATATTGATAATGGTTCTTTTGCTACCGGAAAAACTTGTCTCATTGACCTTGATACATTTGAAACTATTGAATTTACTATGTAAGGAGAAGAACAATGGTTAGAGGTATAAAATATCATATTTATGAAACAAAAGAGGGTGTTAATCCACTCTGTTGGGATGATAAAGCTCTTGAATTTGATACTATTGAATCTGCTTGTAGATTTTTATGCGATCTTTTTAAAATTGTAAAAGATACTAACGAGGAAGAAATTTATAAAAATGCTACTGTTAAACACGATATACTTTACTATGATGGTGGTTATCTTGATGCTACAAATTTAACTGTCAAATATGATGCTGAAGAGTGTGAAAATTATTTAGAGGAAGTGTAAAGATCTTTATTGATTTTATATAAAAAATATATTATAATATTTATAGAAAGTTAAGAAAGGAATTGATAAAGATGGACGATTATGATGATATTTCTAAGGCACTCGTAGGTGTAGCTTGTATGTTCCTTGAAGTAGCTATTATGCTATTTATTTGGAATACCGCTCTTATTCCTTGGTTTTGCTTTCCAAGTATTACTTATTGGCAAATGTTTGTCATTAAAATTTTTATTAATATCGCGATTCCTTCTCGTTCAAAGGAGTAATTCAAATGGCATCTTATGAAAATCATGATTTTTATTGTATGAATTGTGGACGAAAATAGACATTTTATTTACAATTATTTTTAATTATAATAAGGAGAGTGATTAAAATGCCTAAAATTATTAATGAAATTGGTAATTAGTATAATAATTTAAAAATAATAGACAATGCTCCAAGTAAAAATGGTAGAAAATTTTATATCTGTGAATGTGTAATTTGTAAAAATAAATATATTATATCTGGAACAGATTTAAGAACTGGAAAAAAATTCTGTAAAACTTGTCTTCACGTTGGTGAATAGTTTGGAGACTTAACTATTTTAAAATTAGACCATACTGCTAAAGATCGTCATTAGTATTGGGAATGCCAATGCAAATGTGGCAATCATGAAATTATAAAATATTCAGATTTATCAACTGGTAAAAAAAATAAATGTTTTAATTGTAATAAAAAACCTCAATACATAAATGAATTAGGAAATAAATATGGTAAATTAAAAGTTATAAAATACGATTCTATCCATAGCAATAAAAATGCTTGTTGGATTTGTTAGTGTGATTGCGGTAATATAATTTCTGTTAGTGGAATTAAATTACGATTCGGACATACAACTTCTTGTGGATGTTTAAAAAGCAAAGGAGAATTTAAAATTTCTTAGCTTTTACAAAAAAATCAAATAAATTTTAAAACTCAAATTCATTTTGATGATTGTAAAAATAAGAATTTTTTATTATTTGACTTTGGTATCTATAATAATGAAAATAAATTATCATATTTAATTGAATACGATGGGGAACAACATTTTTTTTATACCAATTCAGGATGGAATACTCAAGACCATTATGAAAAAATTATAGAACGAGATAAAATAAAAAATAAATGGTGTAAAGAAAATAATATCCCTTTAATTAGAATTCCTTACACGAAATATGACACTTTAAGCATAAAAGATTTATTATTAGAAAGTAGTGATTTTATATGGGAAGAAGAAGTTCAATAAACATTAATAGTTTTTATTGTTTAAATTGTGGGAATAAGGGTTTAGATCTTCCACGCAAAACAAGTTTTCAACACGGTAAATTTCATCGTAAAAAATTATATTGTATTTATTGCAAAGAAGAAGTAAATCATATCGAATGTAGAACTCCAGAAGAAGTAGAAGAATTTAAAGAAAATTTTGAGAATGGGGTGTATAAGGATGAAGCAAAAGAATCTTTGGATTATGTCCGGAGTGCCTCATTTGGCAAAACCTAACAATCATTACTAAACAAATTTTAAATATAATAGTTTAATACAAAGGAGATTATTATATGAAATTAATTTGTTAGCATTGTGGTAAAGAATTTGAAGGATTCCGTAGAGACACTAAATATTGCTCTCAATCTTGTTAGGCAAAAGCTTCGAGATTGCGTCGAAGTCAAGGTATAAATATTTCTGAAAAAATTTGTGCTAAATGTGGAAAAAAATTTATAGCAAAAGAAAATGCTTATAATAGAAGATATTGTTATGAATGTGTCCCATCAGCACCGAAATCTGGAGCAGGACAAAGAGCATTAATAAAAAAATGGGCTTTAGAATATAAAGGAAATAAATGTGAGATTTGCGGATACAATAAATGTTCTGAAGCGCTTGATTTTCATCACTTAAACCCCCAAGAAAAAGATTTTAATTTAAGTGATAGAAATTTAATTTTAGATTGGCAAGTTATTAAAAAAGAATTAGATAAATGTCAATTAGTATGTGCTAATTGCCATAGAGAAATTCATAGTAAAGAAAAGAAAGGGGATGATTAAATGAATACTAGAAAGAATCTTTGGATTATGTCTGGTATTCCTTAGTCTTGGTTCGGGCAAAAGTACGTTCCTTAAAAATCATTGGCCTCAATGTGGTTGTGTTGTTTCTCGTGATACTATTCGTTTTCAAATGTTGAATGATGATGAAAGGTATTTCGCTAAGGAAGAAAGCGTGTGGAATGCTTTTGTTGAAGCAATTACTCTTTCTTTAAGAGAGTATGATGATGTGTATGTGGATGCTACACATCTTGGACCTGGTTCTCGTAAGAAGTTGCTTAAAGCAATTAATGTAGAAGGATATAAAAATCTCAATGTGAATGTTATTTATTTTAATGTCCCTGTTGAAGTTTGTATCGAGCGTAATAAACAGCGTGAAGGTCGAGCGCAAGTTCCAGAAGATATAATTCGCAGTATGGCTAATTCCTTTACTCCACCTACTTTTAAAGAATATATTAAATACCATCTTATCCAAGAGGTTAATGAAAAAGGAGAGGTGATTCACACATGGCAATCTTTTTAACTAGCGATATGCACTTCGGGCATGACAGAGAGTTTATTTGGAAAGCTCGTGGTTATTCTTCAATTGAAGAAATGAATGAAGACTATGTTGAAAAATGGAATAGTATTGTTTCTGATGAAGATGAAGTTTATGTTCTTGGCGATTTAATGCTTGGGGACCCTTCTAATATTGAATATATTAAACGTCTCAAGGGTAAATTCCATATTGTATTTGGCAACCATGATACAGCTACTCGACAAAAGCTTTACGCGGATTTGCCTAATGTCGTAGAAATGAATTGGGCGATTATGCTAAATTATCGTAAATATCATTTCTTTATGACTCATTTTCCTTGCATGACAGGCAATCTTGAAAGAGAAAGTCTTCATCAGATGACTTTAAATCTTTACGGTCATACTCATCAAACTACAAATTTTTATGAAGATCGACCTTATATGTATCATGTAGGTGTGGATTCTCATCATGGATATCCTGTCAATCTTGATGTAATCATTGATGCTATGAAAGCTAAAGTCGAGGAATGTAAATCATTTCTTGACGAATGAGGAAAATTAAATGGCACTTTATGATTATAAAGGTAATAATTTAACAAAAAAACTCATTACCGGAGAAATGTCTTATGAAGATTGGGAAAAATTAGTAATAAGACAAATGGAAGATTCTATTTACAAAGAAGTAAAAGAAAAATTAGAACAAGATCCATTAAAGGTAGAAATTTCTTTCTTATGGGATGAAGATGGAGAATTCGAACATGATGGATATTATAATTCAATTGATGATGCTATTAATGCATTATTCAAATACAAGTATAAAATTTAAAATTAAATAAATAAGGAGAATAGTTATGTCCGCTATTATTTCGTCAATCCTTCCTGTGATTCCTGTAATCCTTATCGTGCTATTAGTGATTTTTGTTTTCCTCAATGGTTATGTAAAAGCCCCGCCCGATATGGCTTACATCATCAGTGGCGTTCATAAGAAACCTCGAATTCTTGTCGGTAAGGCAGGTTTGAAAATTCCTTTCTTCGAGCGTTTGGATAAGCTCGCTCTTGGTGCTATCCAGATTGATGTAAAGACTGGTTCCGCTGTTCCGACTGCCGAATATATTAATGTTCGCGTTGATTCTACGGTTTCTGTTCGCGTAGGCAGAGATCCTGAAATGATTGCTTTGGCCGCTCAGAACTTCCTTAATGTAGGTCGTGATGAAATTTCTCGTAAGATTAATGACCTTCTTGAAGGTAATATTCGTGAGATTGTCGGTCAGATGAAATTGACTGATATGGTTAGCGATCGTAAGTTGTTTAGCGAGAAAGTCCAAGAGAACGCAGTTCCTGATTTGGCACGTTATGGTCTTGAACTAATCACTTTCAACGTTCAGAACTTCTCTGATGATAATGATGTTATCACTAACCTTGGTATTGATAATGTCGCTCAGATTAGTAAGAACGCAGCGATCGCTAAGTCCAATGCGGAACGTGAGATTGAAGTTGCTCGCGCGGAGAATGCTAAGCAGTCTAATGATGCTAAGGTTAAGGCTGCCGAAGAAATCGCAATCCGCAATAATGATCTTGCTATCAAGCAGGCTCAGTTAAAGCAGGAAGCTGATACTAAGAAGGCTCAGGCTGAAGCGGCTGCAGGGATTGAGGCTGAAAATCAGCGTAAGCTCAAGGATGTCGCGGCAACTAATGCGAATATCGCAAAGGCTGAGCGCGAAGCCGAACTGAAGCAGAAGGAAATCGAACTCAAGGAGTACGAACTGACTGCATTGGTTCGTAAGCAGGCTGATGCTGATAAATACGCTGCGGAGAAGGCGGCTGAAGCAGATCTGATTCGTCGTCAGAAGGACGCTGAAGCTAAGGCTTATGAGATTGAGCAGGAAGCTAAGGCTATGCGCGCTCGTGCAGAAGCTGAGAAGTTCGCAGCCGAACAGAAAGCTGCTGGTATTGCTGCCGTTGGTGAAGCCGAAGCCGCCGCAATTGACAAGAAAGCAGAAGCTCAGAAGAAG